GTCCCGTTGAAGTCGCGCGCGATTGCGCTGTACCTGGTCCCGGTTCCCGCCGATACCGCCCGCAGCATGGCCGCCCGAAAGTCTGCAAGCCCGCTGTTAGGTCTGTCGCTTTTGATGGTACCTACATCCTCGCCAACCATCAGTTCGAAAAACGCGCCGGACTGCATTTGCAGCACGCGGTTTGAAGCGTCAACGGTTCCCTGAAACTCCCCATTGCGCTTGATGAAGCCGGTCAGCTCTGCGGCCATGCGCGCGGCTATACGTTCCGACTCTTCGTAGTCCATTACATCCCGCAGCCGGTTCAATACCGCGTGAAGGATAGGAACGCCTCGAATCTGATTAAGCCGGCGAACAAAGCGCCAATGCAGCACCCGTTCCGCCGGTATGCGCCTGGTCTTACCCAGCAGCCGCCCACGCGTTAAGTGCAAATCGCCCGGGTGTTCATCATAGAAGTGATACGCAATAGGTCTGCGGTAGCCGTCCATCTGGATACCGTGGATAATCCCATTGCCGCTTTCATTCATCTCGAACGGGCAGTGATCAGCTTCAAGCGCCTCGATGGCCAACTTGGTTTTACTGGGGAATCCATAGCGTGGATCGCGGATAAACTTGCCGAATACCTCGCCATCACGATAGACCGAACGCGCCGCCAGGCGTTCAAGCTCGGCAATGCCATACTGCTGCGTTACATCCGGCCTTTCGGCCCACTCCTGGTAAAGCTCCGTCAGATTCTTGTTTACATCGTCGGCCAGATCGCCGTTTTTCTTGCGTACCATCGGGATAGGTTGCCGCCCGTCGCCGATAGTGTTGTTTATCAGGTCATCCAGGACACCAACAACCAGGTCATGGTTTTCATCCAGGTAGCGCGCCAGATTGCGCAGCTTGTCCTGTGTGATATCCATGATCGCGTTGCCGCTGTGGATACCGCCGCGCCTTGGTCGTAAATGATCTGGTGAAGCCGCCTGATACAGCCGTTCAACGGTCGTTTTACCTCGCCGGAACAGTCCCTTAATGCGGTTCATCAATCCCATTTTGGCACCATGTAACCCGGATTAGTGACACCCTGAGCGGATAGCGATAGTTCGCGCACCTGCCGCGACCACATGAAAACATCGTTTTGCAGCTTATCCAGCAGCGCCCGGTTAACCTGCCGGTCCCCGATGGAATAGCTTTGTGCCGTGCGCGCCTTGGTCAGCGCGGCCTGTGCTGCGGATAGGTGAGCCTGTGCTTCGGCAAGTGTGATCCCGGTCATACGCGCGGTTATAGCGCGTTTTAAAACAAACTTCTACGCTGAAATTTTGGTGGAGGTTGCGGTTTGTCGCCTTGAGGGCGACTTTCTGTATGTTTCGGCTGCTCTGCCAGGTCTCCCACGCGCAGATAGATTGCCGCTGCTCTGGCGTAAACCTCGCAGTCAAGGTAATGGTTTTCCCGGTTGACCCTGACCCATTTCAGCTTGCCGCTGGGTTCCCTGATTTCCTCCTCCGACAGAATCTGGTCGGCGTAGCTGATTTCGGTCTTTGCGTGCAGATTGAACCGGCCCGGCTGATCTGCCGGCCAGGTCAAACGCGAATGCAACCACCGTTTGATTGCCGAAACGTCGCACAGGAACAGCCGGACACCGCCACGGACCAGGACACCGCCAAAGCTGTAGTCGATCAAGCGCGGTCTTACCGGAACGTCCATCGATTCCCGGCCTTTTGCCGGAAAGCAGTTCCCGCCGTCATAGCGTCGGCAGAATGAATAAACCACATGGTCCGGCCTCGGTCGGTCGTCAAACTGCGGTCGATAGCCTGAGTCGATCAGCGTCATGTGTATTTTATGCGTGCCAATCCCGGAGCGCATGTAATCGGCCAGGCGCAGCCAGACCGAATCGAACACCGTTTCACCGGCCAGATAACCATAGTCCAGCAGCCAAGATTCCTCATTGTAGCCCCAGCCCCGCACCAGGTAATACAAGCCGTTTTTCTGCACGTCCACGCCGCAAGTGATGACTTGCACGCCCGCCGGGATAGTGCGCGGTTGATAATCCTGGACGTTCGCCAGCACTTCGGACAAGTCAGGCGCTTCTCCGCGCTCGATAAACGGCTCCCCAAACCAGGTATTGACAACCGACTGAATGATATTCGGATCGGCCCGCTCCTTGGCTGCGGCCAGCTTGTACGCCAGCAGCCCCCACGCGGTCCACTGCGGCACCAGACCGGAAAACCAAAACGATGCGGTCAGCCGGTCCTGTGGATCCTCATCTATCACGTAACGGTCGAGTACCGCATACTTCACCCGCTCGGCCTCGCGTAGCAGGCGATAGCGTATGTATTCACCACTCTGGTTCAATGCCTTCTTGTCGTGGTTTTCATGCCTGTGGCCGCAGTGCGGACACTCCAGGCGCGCAGAAGCGCGGGCATCGTCAGGCCCGGAGTTATCATCCCAAACCAGGAATTTCATTTCAGGAACGAACGGCCCACCGCAACTAAGACAACGCCAGGTCCACATATGCATGGTGCCCAGCTCGAACCTATCCCAGATCGGGGATGCGCCCCAGATCGTAGGCGACGACACGACAAGCACCTTTGCGTTCTGGTATCGCTTCGTTCTGGCGTCGGCCAGCTCGAACGGCGACCCCTCGGCCCCGACATCCAGCGGCATCCGGTCCAACTCATCAATGGCGACCAGGCCCACCGGCCTCGATGCCAGTTGCGCGGCAGACCCGGCCCACCCGAATGACCAGGGAATTCCGTTGATTTTCTTTTGCAGCACTGCGTCGGCCTGACCCTTGGCCATGCGATCGTAAAGCGACGGCGTTGAATCAACGAACTTACGCACGCGGTCTCGTACCAGGTCTTTAGTTAAATCCTCGGTCGGCCCGATGTACAACACCGGATAGCGCGGCCCATCGTCGAGCCTGTGACCGATGACATTGAACAGGAATTCAGTTTTACCGGATTGACTTGGACAAGGCAGCACCACATAGCGGTATTTGTACCAGTCCTCGGTTAAGCCCGCCGCCGCGTATATCTCCCGCCACTCTGCCGGCGTGCGCCAGGCACCGGAAGTGTCAGACCCTTCAGGCAGTACCCGATGGCTGTCTGCCCACTGCGCCGCGTTGCGCTTTGGTGGTGGCGCTATCATGTCCGCCGCCAGGTTTAGCGCCTGCCAGATCGCGGATTCTTCGCTCGATATGGCGTCTGTGATCAGCGGCCCGTGATCTAATCTCCGCGCGGCCTTCGTTGTCCTCACACCAGGATGGAGCAATTTCTAGCACCTCCACAATCATCGCGCCTAACTCTAGCACCGTGTTTTTAAAATGGTTCGCCGATATCAGCTCACCGCGCAGTATCTTGTTTTTTAATTCCGCCGTTTCGGTCTGCTGTTCAAGCAGTAAATGACGCTGCTCCTTAAGCGTTTCAGCGCCGCCACCGTCAAGCTTGTGCATGATAAACCACTGCATAGCATCGACTAAGTTGTAAGTATTGCGGGATTCAAACGGTAGATTCTGTTCTTTGCGCCACTTGTAAACCGATGCGCGATTGACGCCGAACAGCACCGCCAAGCATTCGGCGGTTGTCGTTACCTCGGTTATTTCTGGAGCGGTTTTAATGTGCATGTAATTGAACGCCGTTCAGCTTGCATTAAATTATGTTTTAAAAATCGGCGAAAACTGCGCGCACTCCTGCTCGCAATGCTTAACGCCAGGAGTACCTTAATTTGTGCATTAAATACTGCACCCCTCCCCCTATTGTCGTTGAGCATTGCGCCAGGTATACGCCCGCATGTCATCGCCGATGATTATTCTAATTACCAATGTCCTCGATTTTGTAAATGCGTGCATTACGAAAGTGCAGTATCCACAAGCGCCCAGTCCAGGGATGCCGGTACATAAGCGCCTCACGTGTTCCGGTATTGGTTCGGCGCACCGGTTCACCGCAACGCTGCTCGACAGCCAAGATTGAATCCCCACTGTGTACCAGTGTCCCGTAGTCGCACCGGAACGTCCCGGCGGCGTTGACGTGGCCAGACATCACAAGCAGCACAACACCGGCCAAGAATACAGCGAGTAATATCAACACGTGTCTCAGTCTCATGGTCTAGCCTCCTATCCTGTTTAGCTCATGCTGTAGCAACCGTTCCCACCTGCGCCGGAATGTGGCAATACCGCTGGCACTGGTGGCGTACCGCTCGATTCTTTCGTTCAATGCCGTGCGAACACCTATCTTGGGCATCATCAGCTTACGCGTGCCGGCCCCGCGACGCTTTAGCACTAGCTCTGCCCCTGTCTTGCGGGATACGGCCTTAAACGCGCTCCTATACAGCCTGCCGCCTCTGGCCTTTACCCCTACCTTGGTCTGCTTGCCTGCGATGTAATGCACCGGGATGCCGCGCATGTACACGTTCATGGTCCCGACCAGGTTGCCGGCGTTCGCTTTCCTCAATACCGCGCGTTCGCCTTTTTTCTCTCCGTGGATGGTGTGGCGGTAGCGCACCCACTTCTGAGCCAGCCTTAAATCTGATGACACCTCCTTGATTGCCTGTGATCTGGCGTTGACCAGCGTTTCATTGATCGCCCTTGCCGTGACCTTGGGAACAGATCGCTTTTGGATTACGGTCAGGTCGCGGGTTAGCTTGTTGATGTCTGCGCGGATGTCTAGTGTCACGGTCATTTTCCGATTACCCCTTCAGCATGGCGTTGGTATATGCCGCTTCAAGTTCATCAATCGCCGTTTGTGTCGGCATGTGGCGTTTTGGCGGCCTGACACCGTAGCCGTAGATGTGCGGTTGTTGCCTCATGTTCAGAAGGGTTGTAT